CTGAGCGTGGAACGCTGGAAAGCGGTAATCATCAGGGCCGAGAGATCGTTGATCGTTCGATCTACGAGCCTGACACGGACATCGGAAGCACCCTCCCACGGCATCGCGGGGTTACCGTCCTGCCTGAGGTCGCTGTGCTTTTTGCCGTCGTCGGATTGACCGTGCCAACGGCAGTAGCGGATGTCGTCCAGTGCGGCAAGCCGCTCCAGCGACGATCCGTTGTAAAGGGAGTCGTTGTACTCCTTGAGGAGGTTGCCGATATCAGGCGTCTTTGACGCCGCCGCCGTGATGTCCCGCGTCGGCGTGTTCCAATTCTTTTGAGGTAGCATTGATGTGTTTTAGGATTTCGTCCCTGTGGAAGCGGTTCTGGCCCCCAAGGGTCTTGTAGGTGGAAAGTTTTCCTTCGCGGCGAAGCCTATCGAAGTAGCGAGGGGACAGACCAGTCATTTCGGACGCGGCCTTTCTGGAGAGGAGGGGAGGGTAGTTCATTAGTACGAAAAAGGTCTGCTGGCCTGATAGGTTTTGTTGTCTTCAAATTCTGGATCCATCACCGCGAGGTATCGAAGGCAGTCGATCGGATCCTTGCTTGCACCCTTTTGACCGTCCTGACCAGTCCACTCCTTCAGGCAATAGATGAGGTTCTGGCAGTCTTCAGAAATGAACAGTTTGGGCTGATTCTGAGAACTAATCGGCTGGCTCATATCGTACGAAAGCCAGTTGTTTATCATCCCGACTCCCTCTTCGATGGCGATGCCAGCGGCTGGAGTCAGGAACATCGGGTAGTCTCCCTGCTGTAAAAGTTCGATGATGGATGTGCCTCCGTCGCGTCCAGCCGCCTGTGTGGAGCCAGCACGGGGGTCAACATATCGCTCGGTGATCGTCTCGTTGCCCTCCAGATGCCGCATCAGTTCCCTGTACTCGTCCAATCCTCTCCCAGCGTTTGTTGTCTGGGCAGATCCAATCTTGCCGTCTGGCTTCTCGGATGGGAGTGCCCATTCGCCTACGGAAGCGTCAGGCCATTCGCGATAGATGTACCTGTTGCCGTTTTCATCGACCCGCATCCAGAGCATAAACCAGTTTCTGGCCCCAGCAGGGTCACAGGACATATAGTTCGTTCCAGCCGTCGGGATCTTGCTTGCTGGGATGATATTGGCGTCGCCGAATCGCGGGAACTGGGTGCCCTGAAGGGATTCGGCCCACCCGTACGCACGGATCTTGATCTCGTACGAGGAACGGCCCTTCAGCCCCTTGGCTAGGTGGTCAAACGGGTTGTACGGGTTGAACTCAGAGAAGAACCAGATCGCAAAGGCTCCACGCCTGATGCACTTGGAAATGTAAGGCATCTCGCCAGCCTTGCACCCGATGACCGTATTCATCCCTTCCATCAACTTTGCTGGTCTAGACTCCTGAATACGAGATCCAGCGATGTAGTCCTTTACCACTGGGGTGTATCCTGAGATAGGGGTAAAGGTGACGATCAATTTGCCCCGTCGGGTGATATTACGGAATCTGAGCGTCTCGACCCAGTCCAGCGGCACCAGTTCATCGCACCAGATCAGGTCAGTTTCGCCGCCCTCGATCACCGTTCGATCTTGGGCATAATTCATAAAGAAACACTGCGAACCGTTCGGAAGGACAAACGAGTTCTCGGAAAAACCGTTCTTCTGCGTGTAGGCGATGTTTGTGACCTTGGTCTTCTTCGCCAGTTTCAACTCCGAAGGGAGGTACTTCCAGACGACGCTCTGTTGCATCTGGATCGAGGACTGGTTGGTCGTGTGTAGGCACCATACGCGGGCGTTTGGCTTGTTGATCAGAGTATATACCACCCGCTTGGCGGCGTACTCTGTCTTTCCTGCTCTGTTGCCGCCTGAGATAAGCAACTCATCCCCTCCGTCGAGGAGACGGTCAGCATCACGCCAGTACCACGGCTCAAATCCGTGACGGTACGGGTCGGTCTTCTCTGCTTGGATCTTGTCCTCTCTGATCTGGAGGACTTCAATGGTCTTCTCTTCACCTAGTTTGGCTACCAGTGCCTTGATCTCCTCTTCGGAGGGTGCGTGGAGTACTGGGTGAGGCGTCAGTTTCATCTGTTCCCTCTCGCCCTGTACCGACGAGAGTAATCACGGTGGTACTTGCGATTGGAGGGAAGAGACGGGGACGACGCCAGAGTTGTCCCCTTGCGGCGAAGTTGGCTCTTTACGGCAGAAGCGTAGTAGGAGGTGCCTTTCTGGTACCTCCGCGTAGCACCGCGACTGCTGTTTGCCGCTTCCTTCACTTCTTGATGTCGTCAGACCACTTGGTCATATAGTTCTTGTACTTCTCGCTGGCGGCATCAGCGGTGCTGAGTGCCTTATCGATCTTGGATCGATTATTGCGAGCGACAAAAACGGCACCGATGATGCCGAACACAAGGCCGATCAGGAACCCGATGATAAAGGTTAGCATCGCTTGCCGCCTTTCTTCATTTTCTTCTTAGCCATAGGATTTATCGCTTGAAGCGTTTAGCGTCCTTTCGCTTCTTGCCGCCTTCGCGGGATTCGTAGGACTTGGATTCACCCCGTTCGTGTTTCTTCAGGAAAACATCGAGGAGGTCGTGCTTTTTGGACTTCTTAGCCATAAGATGTGTCATAAAGATCCCGTTAGGATCAGGAAAGTCAAGTTGCTATGTTCGGGCAAATGAACCCATTGATCACTGGCGTGGTCTTCTTGGCCTTACCCTTGGCCCTAAGGCCGACGACGACGCCTTCTGGATCGAGGAACCGCAGATCGTGGATGTCCCCGTCGATCACGCGATAGCCGTTCCAAGTCTTCGGGAGTGGTTCACCCTTCTTGACCGCAAATACCACGGTCACATTGAAACCCTGCTGAAGGTGACGCTTGGACACCTCAAGTCGGTTCAGGCCACCGTGGCTGTAGGTGATGTGGTAGTTCTTAAGGTCGTTTTGTAGACAACGGTCAGGCCACTTACTGTAGTCGTAGAAACGGATAGGCTTTCTTCCAGCCCTGTGCAACGCGTTGAACCAGTAGATGTATCTGCTGTGGTCTATGTCCGAAGTGCCGTTCAGCCGTATGGCTGGAACTAGCCCCAATCGGTCGGCCTTGCGGATCAGGGCGTCGATCTCCTCGGTCACCTGACGGTAGAACTCCTCAGGATCTTCGTTCCAAAGACGGGTTCGTGCGATGCGGGCCTTCTGCACCGAAGACATTTGGCCCCTACCGCTGGTGTAAAGGCAGTCTTTCTTGCATTCACCTGTCGCATACTTGCACACATTGATCCCGTCCCCAGCCTGTTGCTCAGGAGCCAAGTAGATGATCCCAGCAAGGTAGCCCTCGGCTACGCCGTTCATCAGTCGCTCGACGCTCGTTGTGATCAGGCCCATCAGAACTTCCCCCTGAATCGCGGGTTGCGTAGCGGAATCAAGAACTTGCTCATACCGCCTTCCGTACGCACTTGCACCTTCATCCCCTTCACCCATTTGGATCCATCCTTCACCCGCATCAACCGCTTCTCCCCGTTGAGCAGGACTTCGGCGATCCTAGGATTGCGAGGGAAGATGCCTAGCACTGAACACTCGGCTACCTCGGTCGCGTTAGCGACCGACAAATTTTTTTTCTCAGCCTCCACCTGTTGGATTTCGACGCCCCAGTGCTTGGCTAGCACCTCGATCCCCAGTTCAGTGATCCAGACCGCCTGTTTCGTGGCGGGCAGACTGGACTCCTCGCGGTACCAGTGGGTCTGAAAGACAAGGATCTGCTTCCTCAGGTCGCTCAGGGCCTTCCGCGTCAAACCCATAGCCTTTGCCAGTTCACTTTCACGGGTAGGGGTGGCTAAAAGCGGCTTTTGGGGGACTTCGTCAGACATATAAGCAGATTTTCTGTTTATCTTGCACAACCTCGTCCAGCCTTTTGTCATAATTTTCCGTCTGAGTGAATGCGACGCGTAATTCTCTGTCATAAAAATTCCGACCCCCTCCCCCCCTATGACACATATGACACGGAAAGTCGTATGACACGGGCTATGACACGGCTGGCCTATGACACGGAAATGACAGGGCTGGTATGACGGGCATATGACACGGGTGCCGTAACCGAGGACTATGACACTGGCACGGTAACTGCCGACCCATCTAGGCGGGCCTTGGCAGTGGGGATCAGGGCTGGGCAGGGCACCTAGCCTCACTCGCTATGACAATGGCCTTGGCGGGGCCTTGGCGGCGTTCTTTTGGGCCATTGCCACTGTGATCAGGGGCATCCGAAGGATGGGTGACCGAACGGGGTACTGGCTGGGCTTGGCCTAGGGTGATCTGGTACGCGTGGGCGGGCTAGCGTCCTAGGGGTCTGGCTTGCCCTGTGGGCTGGGGATACAGGCTGGGGAGGAGATGGGGGCGGCGTGGGGGTGATCGGGGCGTGGCGGGCCTGTGGGCTG